TTTAATTGATACTTTAGCGTATAATACCTATATTACAGCATTTAACTCTAATATGGTTGTAAATGAGTCCTTCTTGGATTCTGCAACCGTTAGACATAATGTGGTATCTTTGGCAAGAAACATTGGATATGTACCACGTTCTAAAACAGCAGCAAAAGCATCTGTTTCATTTAATATAGATTTACCTACTAGTTCGACTGTCGATAATTTAGTATTAAAAGGAGGTTTAGTATGCACTGGAAATCAAGATGATAGCACATATATATTTTCTATTCCTGATGATATAGAAAGGGTAGTTAAAGAAGAAAGAGATCCAGCAGACCCAAGTGTAATAACAAGAAGGTATGCTAGTTTTGCAGAAACGGATATTTATCAAGGAAATTACATAACTAAAACATTTAAAGTTGATGGATCATTAGATCAAAAATTTTTATTAGATAATGCAAATATTGACACTTCTACGTTAGTTGTATATGTTAATAATTACGATCCTACATCTCAAAGTTATGATTTTAAGAGTGGAAGAGGTACTTTATACAAAAAAGTAGATAATATCTTAGATATTGATAAAAACTCCACAATTTATTTACTTCAAGAAATACAAGATGAAAAATATGAACTTCTTTTTGGTGATGGTATTTTTGGTAGGAAATTAGAAAATGGATCTATTATTAGTGTAAGTTATATTATTACTGATGGTGCTTCTGGAAACGGTCCAGGAGGATCTGCAGGATCACAGGGAGTATTTGTATTTAATGGTAGTTTAACAAGCATTACAGGGGCATTAGCGGTTCCTTTAACTACACCTCTCATAACAACTCTCAATCGTGCAAGTAATGGTGGTGAAATAGAGTCTATTGATTCTATTAAGTATTATGCCCCAAGACTTTATTCTTCTCAATATAGAGCAGTTACTGCTAGAGATTATGAGTCCATAATACAACAAATTTATCCAAATACGGAGAGTGTTTCTGTTGTTGGGGGAGAAGAAATGGATCCACCTCAGTTTGGAACTGTTTTTATTACTATAAAACCAAAAAATGGTGAATATGTATCTGATTTTGATAAAACAAAAATACTTTCTGATTTAAAAAACTATTCATTAACTGGAATTAATCAAAAAATTATAGATCTTAAGATATTGTATATTGAAATAGATAGTTCCATCTATTATAACAGTTCTAAAGTCGAACAAATAAATGATTTAAGGACAAGAGTTTTAAATAGTCTTAATAATTACTCAAATTCATTAGAACTTAATAAATTTGGTGGAAGATTTAAATATAGTAAGGTTTTAAGTGTAATTGACAATATTGATGAATCAATTACCTCAAATATAACAAAAATTAGAATTAGAAGGAACTTAAATGCCCTTATTAATCAATTTGCACAATACGAATTATGTTTTGGTAACGAATTTAATGTTAAAAAAGAAGGTCTTAACATTAAAAGCACTGGATTCACTATATCTGGATCATCAGATACAGTTTATTTGACAGATACACCAAATACAGATGAAAAAACTGGAATAATTTCAATTGTTAAGCAAGATAGTGTTGATTCTACAAAGACAATTGTTGTTGAAGAAGCAGGAACTGTTGATTATATAAAAGGTGAAATTAATTTAACAACAATTAATATAACATCAACAGTAAAACCCAATAATGTAATTGAGGTTCAGGCATTCCCAGAATCGAATGATATTATTGGTCTTCAAGATTTATATCTTCAATTTAGCATTTCTGATAGTACAATAAATATGGTTAAGGACACTATTACTTCTGGAGAACAAATATCTGGAGTTGGGTTTAAAGTTACATCAAGTTATACAAACGGAGATTTAGTAAGGGCATGATAGCTACTGGTATTGATAAAAGAGTTCAAGTTCAGCAAATAATTGATAATCAACTTCCTCAGTTTGTATTATCAGAAAGTCCAAAGGCAGCTGAGTTTTTAAAACAATATTATATTTCTCAGGAATATCATGGTGGTCCCATTGATATTACTGATAATTTAGATCAATATTTAAAATTAGATAATTTAACACCTGATGTTATAGTTGGAAAAACAACTTTAGAGGTTTCTGTAACTTCTGATGATAAAATTATTGCTGTTAATAGTACAAAGGGATTTCCTAATGAATATGGACTATTAAAAATTGATGATGAGATAATAACTTATACTGGAAGTACTGAAAATAGTTTTACAGGATGTATTCGTGGATTTAGTGGAATAACAACTTATCATGATGATAATAATCCAGGTGAATTAGTTTTTTCAGATACTATTGCATCATCTCATGATAAAGATTCTGAAATTACTAATCTTAGTGTATTATTTTTAAAGGAATTTTCTAAAAAATTAAAATATAGTTTAACTCCAGGATTAGAAAATGTTGATTTTGTTAGTAATTTAGATGTTGGTAATTTTATAAAAGAAGCAAAATCATTTTATCAATCAAAGGGTACTGAAGAATCATTTAGAATATTATTTAATGTATTATATGGACAAGAACCTAAAATAATTGATCTTGAAGAATATTTAATTAAGCCATCTTCTGCAAAATATATAAGACGAGAAAGAATTGTTGCTGAAAAGATAAAAGGAAATCCTTTAAATTTAAAAGGACAAACAATTACTAGATCTACAGATTCTACTACTACTGCATCTTTATCTGAAGTTCAACCAGTATTAGGTATTTCTGGAACAGGTATAAACACATCAACTGATTATTATATTTTAGATGCTTTTATAGGATATAATGATGAAGAATTTATTACAGGGACATTTGATGTTACTGGAAAAACAAAAGTTATAGGTGATGTACCGATAGATTCAAATGTTATTACAGTAGATTCTACTATTGGTTTTGGTAATACTGGCACTATTATATCTGGCATTAATACTAATATTACGTATACAGGTAAAACCGTTAATCAATTCTTAGGTGTAACTGGTGTCAATAATCCAATTTCTACTCAAGATTCTATAAGAGATGATGATTATATATTTGGATATGAAGATGGAGATTTATCAAAAAAAGTAGAATTAAGAATTACTGGTATTCTATCTAAATTTATTCCAGATCCAGACAATAGGTTATCTATAGATAATGAATCTATTATTGTTAAAAGTGTTGGAGAAAAAATAGGAAGTTCTGAGTTTGATTCAAATAAAAGTATATTTGCAAATTCTTGGATTTATAATACTTCAATAACATATCAACTTGTTGATGGATTTTGGCAGGGTTTTCCAATAACTCAAGAATTTGATTCTGCTGGACTTTTAACTAATCAATATATTGAAACATCAGAGTTTCTAATAGAAGATACTTTAACTAAGAGATTTGATTTAGTTGGTCTTTCTGAAGGAGATCGTGTTGAAATTTTAGAAAGAGGATCAAATCCACTTAAATCAAAAAAAGTTATTAGTGATATAACTGGAAATACCGTTACTTCTATTCAGGAGATTACAATTGGTGACAGTATTACTAGAAGTAAAATTCAAGTAACTGATGGTCCATATCAACTTGATATTGATAAGAAATATGATGTTAGAAAAGTATTATCAAAAGCATCTAGTGGTGGAGTTCCTATTAAATATGGAAATGATAAATTAACATCAGATATACAAAATGTTTATAATGATTCTGATGAAAATCTATATGTAGCATCTAATTGCTTACCGTCATATAAAATTGAGAAAAATATATCAAAAGTTTCTATTACTACAGTAGATACTACTACTTTACAGGGATATAATCCCTTAACTGAAAAATATTCAATAATATCTTTTGGTCCGACTGTACCATTTATAACTGGAGATGCTGTATATTATAAGCCAGATAAAGATCCACTAGTGGGTTTAAGTGAAGGTGTTTATTATGTAAAAAATGATTCAGAATTTGATAATAAAATTAACCTATACCTATCACCATCTTTTATAGCATCAGATGAAAATAAGTCTGTTCCTGATAATTTTGTAGAGTTTGGAATACCAAAGGTAATTGGAACTCATACATTTACATTGTTAGAGCATTATAATAAAGATATTGAAAATCAAAATTTATTAAAGAAATTTCCAATAAATTCTTCATTAAATGTTAAGGAAAATATAAAAACTATTCCAGGATCGGTTGGAATGTTGATTAATGGTGTTGAAATAATTAATTATAAATCTAAAGATAATATTTTTTATGGTCCAATCGAAAAATTCTCTGTTTTAAGTCAAGGAGAAGGATATGATTTAATAAATCTACCTCAAATTGATATTGCTTCAGGTGTAGGATCAGTTGCATTAGTTAAACCAGTTGTTACTGGAAATCTTGAGGAAATTTTAGTAGATCCTCAAGATTTTGATATTGAAAATATTCTTTCAGTTAAAATTAGTGGTGGGAATAATAAAGATGTTTCTCTAGAACCAGTACTTAAAAAAGAAAATAGAGAATTATCATTTGATGGTAGAATAGTTGGTGCAAATGGTGGTGTTGATAATATTGAAGAAACTATAGATTTTGGAAAAAATCATAACTTAATAAATGGTCAGGTATTAATTTATGATAGAAATAATAATGAACCATTAGGTATTACAACTTGGGGTGGAAGTAATTCTGATTCATATACTAGTTTAGTTCAAGGTGATCCATATTGGCCAGAAATAGTTGGATTAACAACTATTAGACTTTTTGGTAGTGAGTCTGATTATACTAGTGGTATTAATACCATATCATTTACTTCTGTAAGAAAATCAGGAATTCATAAATTTAGATTAAGAGATGCTAAAAATAGTATAAAATCTGTTAAAATTTTAAGTTCTGATAATTCATTTACTAATCGCCAAATATACGTAAAACCAATCGGAATTTCAATATCTGATTCTATAATTACTTTTAAAAATCATGGTTTTTCTGAAGGGGAAGTTATTGATTATATTACCGTTCCTGGTATAGGTGTTACTAATCCTACTATTATTAGTGGGTTATCTACTTCTACTCAATATAAAGTTCTTAAAATAGATAATAATTCATTTAGAGTTGCTGATGTTGGTATTGGTAATACGATAGATACTAATTATATTTCTAGAAATTATAGTGAATTTAATAGTACTGGTACTGGCTATCAGGTATTTAAATATCCAGATATTAAAATAACATCAGAAATAACATATTCAGTACCAACATCAGGAAAAGTTGTTTTTACTCCCATAATAAAAGGAAACATAAGTGATGCAATATTGTATGATAATGGATCTGATTATGGTGCTCAAACTGTTATAAATTATGAGAATAAACCATCCATTACTCTAAAAAATGGTGTTAGTAGAGCAGGGAAAAATATTCAACCATCATTAATACCATTAATAGATAATGGTAAGATAATTGGAGTAAATATTCAAAATGGTGGTAAAGAATATTATTCAATTCCAAATTTATCTATTAGTGGTGATGGATTTGGTGCAAAATTAAGACCAATAATTGATAATAATATAAATTCTAAAACATATTTGTCAATTATTGATGTAAAAATTTTAAATGGTGGAGCAGGATTTAGTACAAGTAAAACATCTATTAAAGTAACTCCATCAGGATCTAATGCTGTTTTTGATTTAAATATTAGAAAATTACCAATAAACAATATACAAACTTTAGATAGTTTTAAAACAAAGTATACAGATGAAATATTATTAGATTCTGTATATGGTTTAAAGTATTCTACAGTTGGATATTCCACAAATATTGGATCAGATTATTTTAATGATCCAAATCCTGTTACTAAACATTCTTCAATTATTGGTTGGGCTTATGATGGAAATCCAATATATGGTCCACATGGTTATAGTGATCCTAATAATATAAGTTCTGATATTAAAATTTTACAATCTAGTTATGTTTTAAAATCTTCTAATATTGATAATAGACCTGGTATTTCAACTTTTGGTAGTGGATTTTTTGTAGATGATTATGTTTATGATCCATCTGTAGGAGATTTGGATGAACATAATGGTAGATATTGCAAAACACCTGAATATCCTAATGGTGTTTATGCATATTTTGCATCAGTAACAAATAGTACAGATGGTCAATTACTTCCAAAATTCCCTTACTTTATTGGCGATAGTTATAGATCAAATCCAACTGTTGTAGATAGCGAGTCTAGAATTACACAATCTTTTGATTTTAATAGTTCAAATTTAGTTAGGAATACTACTCCATATAGGGTATCTGAAGAATTTAGTAGTAATGATTTTATAATACAATCTGATCAAATAGTTAATCAAGTAACAAACGTAGAATCAGTAACTACTGGTGATATAGATGAGTTACTTATTGTTAACAAGGGTAATGATTATAAGGTAGGTGATACCTTAATTTTTGATGAAAGTAATAGTTCTGGATCTGGATTGAGTGCAAATATTAGTTTTGTAGAGGGTAAAGAAATAACTAATATTGAAACAATATACCAAGAATTTAATAATGTTAAATTGGTTTGGGATAATGGAAATCAAGTATCTGCATATATTTCAACATATCACAACTTAACTAGTGGAAATAATATTGAGATCTCTGGTATATCATCAGATATTAAAAATATTAGTAAATCCCATAATATTGGCGTTAGTAGTGAGTCTACTATTTTATATTCTGAATGTATTGCAGGTGCAGGTATAACTGATCTTGTTGTTGGTAAAACTAGTTTAATTTCTGTAGGTAGTACTATAGGAATAGGAACTGAAATATTATCTGTTCTTAATAAGTTTGAAGATAGAAATATACTAAGATGTGAAAGAGGTCTTACTGGAACTGCACATTCTATATCATCTGTAGTTAATTTAATTCCAAATTCATTTACTTTACCAGTACAAACTGATTATTTTGATTCCCAATTAGATAATATTGTTTATTTTAACCCTAAACAATCTGTTGGTAAAGAATCAACAGCTGGCATTTCAACTTCAATAACAGTTACAGTTGCGGGTATTGTTAAAACAATTTCTATACCTGCTCAGAGTATATACCTTCCAAATCATGGTTTTAAGACAGGAGATCGTTTAATATTTAAAGAACCATCTAATATTGGATTTACTAACATTGGTGTGTCTACTAATGGAATTGCTGGTGGTGAGATTACTAGTATTGGGCATGATGATATTGTATATGCTATTAATAAGTCTAAAGACTTTATTGGTATAGTTACTGATCCTACCGTAATTGGATCTGATGCAGAAGTTAAATCTTCAGGACTATTCTTTATTGGTGATGCTCAGGATAATTTTAAATATTCATTTAGAACGCAAAATACTCAGGTAACTGCAAAAGCAGAAAGAATTGTATCAACTGTTTCAATTTCTACTTATCATAATTTAAAAGAAACTGATAAAGTTAATTTAATAATCAAACCATCTAAAAATGTTGGTATTGGAACTTCTACTGCTATTAAGGTAAAATATAATTCTATAAAAAATAAATTATTAATTAACCCAATTGGATTTACTTCTATTGGAGTTAATACTACTACAAATATATTAACTATCAATTCCCATAACTTAAAAACTGGTGATAAAGTATTGTATGATAATACTGATAATGATATTATAGGTGGATTGAGTACAACAGGATATTTTGTTTATAGAATAGATGATAATAAAATTCAATTAGCAAATAATTATTATAATTCTACTATTATACCACCTAAAGTTGTATCATTAACTTCAATAGGCGGAACTTCTCATGAATTATCATTAATAAATCCACCAATTAATGTTATAAGAGATAATAATTTAGTATTTGATATTTCAGATCCTTCATTATCTGGATACACCTTTAATTTATATTACGATAAAGATTATGTTAATAATTTTGTATCTACTGGTCAAACTAATAGATTTATTAATGATAGTGAATCTACCATTTTATCTGGTAATGTTGGTGCAGCAGTAACTTTAAAATATTCTGATGATAATCCATTAAACTTATTTTATAATATAGAAAAGGGTGGATTTATAAGTACGTCTGATATTGATGTTATTGATAAATCAAAAATTTCTTATATTGATAGTGAGTATACAAATACATATTCTGTTTTAGGTGTTACATCAACATCATTTAAAGTCATTTTAAACGATAAACCAGAAGTTCTTGGATATGCTGCAACATCTATTGGTATTGCTGGAACTATAACATATAATACAAATTCTACTAGTACAATAGGTCCTATTAATTCAATAAAAATTAATTTTAATGGAGAAGGATATAAGCAATTGCCAAGATTTTTAAGTGTTGCTTCAACTCAGGGATTTAATGCTAATATTTTACCTAGATCATCTTCCGCAAATAAAATTAGTAATACTAGTATATTGAATGTTGGATTTGAATATGCATCTGATAAAACTTTATCTCCAATAGCAAAGGTATCTCCAGTAACATCTTTGAAGAATTATGACTTTATTACTGGTATTGATATTATTGATGGTGGTGCTCAATATCAATCTAACCCAAAACTTATTGTTGTTGATTCTGAAACTAGTGAAATTAATGATAATGGATCAATAGAAGCAATTATAAATCCAGCAACACAGGCTATTCAAGAAGTTAATATTTTATCAGAACCAAAAGGTATTGGTAATGCTGAAATATATGCTATCGATGGTACAAATGGAATTCCAATTACAAAGGTTGATATAAATTCGGCTATTGTTAATGATGTAACAACGGGAATTGTAACTATTACATTGGGAACACCCGTTCTTGGTTTTAGTGAAATTCCTTTTAAAGTGGGAGATAAAGTATTTATTGAAGGAATACAAAATAGTGATGATGGTAATACATTTAATTCTCCTAGTAATGGATTTAAAACATATCCAGTGACTGCGGTTACTAGTTCAAATCCATTTACTATGAAGATTAATTTAAATGGATTTGTATCTGAACCTGGAATTGCAAAAACAGATCAAAATTTTGCACAAGTAATAAATTATAAAAATTATCCTAAATTTAGGATAATTCAAAAACCTGGTGCGTTTATAGAAGGTGAAAAAATATTAGTAAAAATTGATGGATTATTTGTAGATAAAAATTTAATATTAGATAAAATTGGTAATGATTATGTTAAAATACAAGGTAAATATGATCTCAAAGAAGGAGATAGAATAAAAGGTGAGAGTTCTGGTACTATTGGTAATATTAATACATTATATGATAATAAAGGTTCATTTGTAGTTGATTTTTCATCTAGGAAAAATCAAGGATGGTTGGATAATATTGGAAAATTGGATCAAGATTATCAAGTATTAGCTGATAATGATTATTATCAAAATTTATCATATACTATTCAAAGTCCAATACAATATAAAGATTTAATAACAGATGTAAATAGATTAGTTCATACTGCTGGTCTTAAGAATTTTGCTGATGTAGGTATAACTTCAAGTGTAGTATCTGGATTAACAACTAGTATTGATACTACAACAATAGTTCGGGATTTACTATCTAATAATAGAGTAGATGCTGTTAATAATTTTGATCTTGTTAGGGATATTAATCCTCTTTCAAATCCATTAAGAACAAAATTTGTTCAATTTAAAACTAAGGAACTTGTAAATTATTTCAAATGTAAAACTAATAGAGTTTTAGAAATTGATAATATTAACAATTTATTTGGAGATTCTTCAAATAATGCAAAATTAGATGGAACAGTTGGATTATCAGGTGGATTTAATAGATTTTTAGTTCAATCCAGAAATCCTTCTAATAATGATATTCAGGTTACAGAATTAGTTACTTCTGTGGATTATATAAATGAAGATGTTTATACTATAGAAAAAGGTTCTATAGGTGATACTCTTGTAGATATTATTGGAGATAAGGAATTAAATCAACCATATCAGTTAAAATTTATTCCAAAAAATACTTTTGATGTAGATCTTGATATTAAAATTTATCAAAATACATTTGATGTTTCTAGTACTGGAATAGGAACTACTAATTTTGGGTTTGTTGAATTAACTGGTACAGGACAAAATGTTGCATCTGCTACTACTCATACTTTAACATCTGCAAATATATCCAATTTAGATTCATATTTTGCATCTGTTGAGGTAAGAGATACATTTACAAATGAAATTCAGATTGTTGATCTATATGTGACTCATGATGGAACTAATTCTTATATTTCCAATTATGAATTTAATCCAAATAATTCCAGTGGTATTGGATCTTTCATCTCTAAAATAGATTCTAATATTTTATCTATTGACTATATTAATAATAGATCAAATGAAGTTTCTCTTCTTGGTAAAATCGTTGGTTTTGGTACTACTGCTTCAGGTATCGGTACATATAGATTTAAATCTGATATTCAACCAGATGGATCTGAAGAGACTTTAAGGATTGAATCTTCTTTTGTAAATGTATCAGCTGGAACAACAACAACAATATCTCAGTTTAATAAAGTAAAAGATAGTAGTGTTAAAAGTATAATAAGAACTTCTATAGGAAATACTAGTTCTATACATCAATTATTACTTACTCATGATGGTACTGATACGAATCTTACTGAATATGGATTTATATCTATTGGTAATAATCTTGGAATTGGTACGTTCTCATCAAAATATAATGGATCAAATATCGATCTAGTATTTACTCCAAATTCAGATTTTTCAAGTAATGTAGTAGAAGTTCAAATATTTAATGAGATAATCAATACTGGTATTGATTTAATCAATGAACCATCTATATTAACTTATGGAAAATCAATTGATTCTCTATCATTATTACAATTTAATGCTACTTCTAGTGTTAGATCTAACATTAATGCTTTTAGATTAAATTATAACAATATTCCAATTTTCGGTAAGTATTTTAATCCAGGTGATTCTAATATTCTTAATTTATCAACAGGATTATTTACAATTAAAGACCATTTCTTTAGTAACAATGAAAAAGTAATTTATACTCCTGGATCTTCTATTGAGACTATTGGTATTTCATCCTTAGTTATGTCAAGTGGTAGTGGATTACCTAAAGAATTATATGTTCTTAGAGAAGATCAGAATCAATTTAAATTGTCAGCATCAAAAGGTGGATCTGCAATAACATTTAATTCTGCTGGAACTGGTAATTATCATAGACTAGAGATGGATAAAAAGAATGAAAAGAGTTTAATAACATTAAACGATATCATTCAATCTCCTTTAGCATATACTCCAAATACCCATACACTTTCTAATAATGTTAATGGTCAGGTTTCTATATCTACCTCGATTATTTCTTTATCTGGTATTTCAACAATACTTATCAATGATATTTTAAATATTGATGATGAATATGTGAAAGTACTTAATGTTGGTATAGGAAGTACTAATGTTGGACCAATTGGATTTGAAGGAAATCTTAATCTTGCTGAAGTAGAGAGAGGTTTTGTTGGAACATCAGCATCAACTCATACTGATAATTCTACTGTTAGATTGTATAGAGGTGGATATAATATAATTGGAGATACAATTTACTTTACAGATACTCCACGTGGAAATAATGAAAGTGCAAAGACTGTATCTAATAGAGATACTGGAAAAACAAACTTTAGTGGTAGAGTTTATTTAAGACAAAATTACTCATCTAATATTATATTTGATGATATATCAAGTGGATTTACTGGTATAGCTCAAACATTTACAGTAACATCTAATGGTATTAATACCGTTGGACTTACTACAGGAAGTACATTAATGTCTATTAATGGATTCTTCCAAAAACCAACAACTGAGAATAATTTAGGTAATAATTATCTATTCGATTCTGATACTTCTGCTGGTATTACTAGTGTTGTATTTACAGGTATTACTTCTTCTAATGGAGAAAAGATAATAATTGATGATGATGTAAATCAAAACCAACTTCCTAGATCTGGTCAGATTATATCTATAGCATCTACTGGTGGATTGGGTATAGCACCTTTAGTTGGAGCAGCAGTAACAGCAGTTATTGGTGCTGGTAAATCTATTGTATCTGTTGGTTTAGGAACTACTGATTTCAATGGATCTGGATATAGTTCTGGATTAAGCACTACTGGAGATGGTTTAATATCTATTGGAATAACAGATGCTGCATATGATCATAGATTTGTAAGTTCTGGTGTAAATTCAGTAACAGTTGCTGCAAATGGTATTGGTGCTAATGCATCATTTACACCCACAGATGCTTCGTATACATCCCATACAGGTGTTCTAGTACTAACAAAACAGAATCATGGTCTCCTTACATCCGATTCCCATAAGGCGGTCACAGGAACGCAATATAACGCAACTGTAGGTATTATGACTGTTAAGTTAGCAGCAACACCTAGTCCTGCACTTGCAAATGGTCAATTAGTTAAAATTGATAATCTTGGAGTCACATTTTCTTGTGATAAAGATAATCATGTTAATCCAGATGGCAGTATTTCTAAACATCATTATCCTAGAGAAGGTGACCCTATTAGTGGTAAGTGGGTTCCAATTTCAAATGTATCTGGTGGAGATACCTTTGAGATTACTGTTCTTGATAGTATTCCATCATCTAATACTGGTATTCATACTTTTGTATCTGGTGTTGCAGGTGCTATTAAGAGATCTGCTAATACCTTATCAATCGCTAATGATGGTTTAGTATTTAAATGTTCAAAAAATGGATATGCAACAGACCATACATATCCACGTTTAGGTAAAGATCCTGTTGCTGGAGTATCTACAACAATCCTAGAAGCAACTTCAAATAGCATTACTGTTAATGTTGGTCCTGGTGGTGGAGTGGGAACAGGAGCATCAATTAGAGCTTCTGTTGGTATTGGCGGTACTTTAACATTTGAAGTTGTTAAAGGTGGAAGTGGATATATTAATCCAATTATAATGGCACCATCACCTTCATATGAAAATATGGAAATAGTTGGAGTATCTAGATTGGGAATTGGTGCAACAACGGAAACTGGTAAATCATTATTAGTTTCTATTGATGTTGGTCCTACTTCTACAACTGGTATTGGATCTACATTATATCAAGTTAAATCTTTTGAATTAAAAGGAAATGAATATGGATTTAGAAAAGGAGATGTATTTAGACCTCTATTTGCTGGAGAAGATATTAATAAAGTTGGATTAGTAACTGATATTGGACTATCATCACCATTGTCTAATTTAGAATTTACTGTAAATAACATATTTACTGATCAATTCTCATTATGGAATGTTGGTGAATTTGATTATATTGATTCTATAAAATCATTACAAAATGGTGTAAGAACAAGATTCCCATTAAACTTTAATGGAGAATTACTTGCATTCCAAGTAGATAATGCAGATGTTGATTCTCAATTAATTGATATACGATCACTATTATTAATATTCGTTAATGGTATTTTACAAGTTCCTGGAGAATCCTATATTTATGATGGTGGAACAAGTTTTATCTTTACTGAACCACCAGATTTTCATGATGATGTTGCAATCTTTTTCTATAAAGGAACAAATAATGTAGATGTTGTTTTCACTGATGTTGTAGAAACATTAAAAACAGGTGATGAGATTCAAATTCTTAAAAATGAAAGATTTTTAGATAAAGATGGTAGGCAAGTAGGAATTCTTGATCAAGATAGGAGAACTATTCTTGGTATAACAACATCCGATACTATTGAAACTAATCTTTATTATGATGTAGGTATTAATGCTGAAGTTGATAGGCCATTAACTTGGATTAAACAAAAAACTGATAAAATTATTAGTGGTAATATTGTTTACAAATCAAGACCTTCTATCGAACCTTTAGTCTTCCCTGAAGCAAGAATTATTGGAGATTTTTCAACAACAGATACTGAAATTTTTGTAGATAATCTAAGTTTATTTAATTATGAGGAAGAAAGTCCATTAAGTATAGACTCTGTAATTTTCCCATATTCAGAAAATTTAGTAGGTGCTGCTCTTACTGCTGTTGTATCTGCTACTGGTACTATTAGCTCTATTTCAGTTGTTGATGGTGGTTCAGGTTATGTTGGGGCAACAACTGCTGTTTCAATTGGAATACCAACAACTGGTATATCAGGTCCAAGTCTTAATCCTTTTGCACTTGCAACTGCAACGATAACTAATGGATCTATTACTTCTGTTAATGTCACAAATCCTGGAGTAGGATATACTAGATCAAATCCACCAAAAGTTATTGTTGCAACACCAAAAGGATCTAATGAAGTAATTACTGGTATTGCTAATACTGCTGGATTTAGTGGAATAATTACTGGAATATCGACAGCAGTAGGAACTTCTGGTAATCCATTAGCATTAAAATTCTTTGCTAATATACCTGGTGGAACATTTGGTGGTTTAACCAATGGTTATCCAATTTACATTTATGATACTTCTGTTGGAACTGGAGTAACTTCAATTGATAGTGGAAATAGTGCTGTAGTTGGAATAGGAACTACTTATTTGGATAATGTATATTATGTTAGAAGTTTAAGTTCTTCTGGTACAAATGCAGAGTTTCTAGCAAATGTTGATTCTAATTCTAATATTGTAGGAATTGCAACTACTGGTATTTGTGGTAAATTTAGTTGGGGTAAATTGAGTAATTTCTCTAGAGGTTCTACACCAATATCAATAGGAGTTACATCTAAAATAATTTCAGGTCTTTCAACATTCCCAATAATTCAGAGAAGAAATGCAGGATTTAGAAATACTGGTGGAATAAATAATCCAACATAATACGTATAAATAAAGAAAAAAGCTATAGATATGGCAGCAATTGTAACAGATCAATTTAGAATCAATAATGCTAGTAATTTTTTGGGGGATATTAATAATACCTCAAACTCTTATTATGTCTTTGTAGGGTTATCAAATCCTGGTATTACTGCTAGTGGTACAACTCCTGCATATGGTAGAGCTATTGATAATAATAAATGGAGTGCTGATGGTACTAGACCAAATCCTATTGATAATATTAATTATTTAAATCATAGTAAAGATACTATGATTTTTGGTAGGAAAATTAATATTGATAATGCTAGAAGAGTTATTAGAAAAGAAACTTGGACTAAGGGAACTCAATATGAAATATATCGACATGATTATAGTATTAATAATTTGTCTCCCAAAACAAAAGCTTCTAGATTATATGATACAAAATATTATGTAATTAATAAAGATTTTAATGTTTATATTTGTATTGATAATGGTTCTAGTGGAATTAATACTGAAGGAAATTTATCTCAAAATGAACCCTTATTTACAGGATTAGAACCATCTGCTGCTGCAGGAGATGCTGATGATGGATATATTTGGAAATATTTATTTACGGTTGCTCCAAGTGATATTATAAAGTTTGATGCTACTGAATTCATACCACTTCCTAATGATTGGAAATCATCTACGGATATTCAAATAGAATCTGTTAGAGATAGTGCAAATTCTGATGTAAATAATAATCAGATTAAAAATGTATATATTGACGATCAAGGTAATGGATATACGGGTCAGACAGGACAAGAATTTCCTATTGTTGGAGATGGAATTGGAGGAAAAGTTATAGTTGATGTTGTTGGAACTAAGATAACTAAAACTCAAGTTTCTGTTGGTGGTCAAGGATATACTTATGGAATGGTTGATTTATCTAATATTTCGCAAACTGCTTTAGCCAATAATACTCCTGCAAAATTAATTCCTATCATTCCACCTTCAAAAGGACATGGTTATGATTTATATAAAGAATTGGGTGCAGATAGAGTTTTAATTTATGCAAGATTTGATGATTCAACTAAAGATTTTCCAATAGATTCTAAGTTTGCCCAAATTGGTATAGTTAAGAATCCTACTTCAATTGGATCAACATCAATATATACTCAAAATCAATTTTCTTCAGTATCATCATTATATTTAAATTCATACAGTGCTATTCCTGATGTGGGTGATATAATTGAGCAAGATATTAAATCTGGAGGTGTAACAATTGGTAAAGCAAGAGGGTATGTCGTCTCCTTTGATGTTATTTCAGACAACGATCCGAAAATTGCTGTTTTAAAATATTATCAAGATAGATCTTTATATTTTAATCAATCAACTGGTGATCAAACTGATAGGGGATCTATTAGTGAACTTGGAGATTCTACTGGAAAAATTTACAATTTCCAATCTACTACTGATGATATTAAAATATCTGGATCTTCAAAAACTTATAAGATAGATACTAATTTCTCTGGTATCACTACTAATCCAACTAACAATAAAGTTATTGAACTAGGTGTTGAGTTTGAAAAAGGAATTGCATCATCAGAGATAAATAATCAGTCGGGTGATATTATCTACTTGGATAATAGAGCATTAATCAGTAGAGATGCAAGACAAAAAGAAGACATTAAAGTAATCCTGGAATTCTAAAAAATGCCACAGAAAACAAATTTAAATATAAACCCATATTATGATGATTTTAATGAAGGTAATAATTTTCATAGGGTTTTATTCAGACCAGGTAGACCTGTTCAAGCAAGAGAATTAACGACTTTACAGTCAATATTACAAAATCAGATTGACACCTTTGGGAGTCATATCTTTAAAGAGGGATCTATGGTTATCCCTGGTAATGCTCAATATGATAATGAATATTTTTCAGTAAAATTAGATTCTGAACATATTGGACTTCCTGTATCATTGTATATTGACCAATTAAAAGGAAAAAAATTAAAAGGAGCGAATTCTGGTGTTGAGATAGAAGTTATTGATTATAAATTACCTTCCGATTCTGTAGATATAACTGATGTAACATTATTCATTAAATATCTTAGTTCAAATAATGATAATATAGAATCTACTTTAACTGATGGAGAATCTTTATTAGCTCAAAGTAGTATAACTTATGGTAATACAACAATTGATATTGGAGAAAGTGTAGCTAATTTAATATCATCAAATGCTACTTTTACTGGTAGTGCAGTTCATATTGCTGATGGAGTTTATTTTATTAGAGGTAATTTTGTAAATGTTTCTGCTGATACTTTAATTTTAGATCCATATTCAAATGATCCATCATATAGAGTTGGTTTAAATATTTTAGAATCAATTATTACTGCAAAGGAAGATGATTCTTTGTATGATAATGCTAGAGGATTTTCTAATTATGCGGCACCAGGAGCAGATAGATTAAAAATTACTGCAACATTAGCAAAAAAATCTTTAACAGATTTTAATGATGGAAGTTTTGTTGAAATAATTAAATTAAGAGATGGTGATCTTAAAAAAATACAAGATACTAGTGTTTATGCTGAAATTGCAAAGGAATTTGCTAGAAGAACTTATGAAGAATCTGGTAATTATTCTCTTGGTAACTTCAATGTTAATGTATCAGAATCTTTAAACGATAATATTTCAAATGAAGGTATTTTCCAATCCTATGAAATTACTGAAGAAGGAAATACACCATCAGATGATTTAGCATGTGTAGAAATTGAGTCTGGTAAAGCATATATTAAAGGATATAGAGTTAATAGAGCAGGAACTACAATTTTAGATGTAGATAAACCAAGGGATGTAGAAACTGTAGATAAGGCAAAGGTTAGATTTGAAATGGGAACTCTAATTAGAGTTAACAATGTTGCAGGAACTCCTTTAGTAAAAATTGGAAATACAACTAATAATATTGTTAAATTATATGATAAAAGAAAAGAAAAAGGTGCAAATTCAGGTAGTGAATATAGACCAGCTACTTCATCATCATCAGAAATAACAGCTGCACTTGGTAATGAAATTGGAGAAGCAAGGGTATATTCTTTTGGGTTAAGAAATACTCCTTATACTATTCCAGCAGGGGAAACTGAGGGTAGTGCTACTGAATGGGATTTAAGAGTATTTGATGTACAAACATATACTAAATTAACATTAAATATTGCATTAAGTTCTTCACAAAGTCCTGTTAGTACATTTATTAGGGGTGTACAGAGTGGTGCAAGTGGATATGTTGTCTCAGTAAATAGTGCTACAGTTACTTTATCTCAAACATCAGGAAGTTTTGTTGTTGGAGAAAAAATATTAGTAAATGAAACTGATGAATATTCTAGATTAATAGAAAGTATAACTGTTTATGATACTAGTGATATAAAATCAGTATTTCAGGATAGCACTTCTCTTGGATTAAAATTTGATTTTACTGCGGATACTGTATTAAAAGAATCTTCAATTCCATTAGATGGTACTATTATAGTAACTCCTGATGGTACTAATATGGCAGGAACGATTGAATCTCAAGGTAATACTTTTGATAAAATTAAAAAGGGATCAATTGTTAAATATCAAGCTGGTCTTAGTATTCCATCATATTTTAGAAATGCTACAAATTTCAATAGGGTTGATTCAATTTCTTCAGATTTAAAAACATTAAATGTTGTTGGTATTAGTAGTATTGTAGGAGTATGTACTGGATATGTTGGTGTAGCTACAGGTAGTGGTATAAGTCTTTTAGTTCCAGAAATTATTGATAACAATACATCAGGACTTTATAGTCCTATTGGTGATTTTAATATTTCAAATGTAGATTTATCAAATTCTGAATTAGCAGTTGCTACTCAAATTACAGGAGAATCTACCGATAATACTGGAAAGTTAACAGCAACTATATCAAATATTTCTGGTATAACAAGTGCATTTTTTGCTAACTTTGATACTGAAAAATATTCAGTGTTTTATGAGGATGGGTCTATAGAACCAATAACCAGTGATCAAGTTACATTTTCAAATGGATTTACTCAAATAAACATTGAAGGATTAAAAACTAATAAAACTAATAAATATGATGTTAATGTTACTGTTGAAAAGCAAGTTATTAAAGAAAAAATAAAAGAATTTAATAGAAGTAATCAACTTATAGTTGATAAAACTAATTCTGGTATATCAACTTCTATTAGTGGTTTAACTGAAAATAAATTTTATGGTTTGAGAGTAGAAGATAAAGAAATATCTTTAAATGTACCTGATGTTTATAAAGTTCTTGGTATTTTAGAGTCTAAAAATACTTCAAATCCAACTTTAGATAAATTAACATTTGTATCTGGATTATCATTAGATACAAATTCTGTTATAGGTGAAAAGATTATAGGAAATGAAAGTAATGCAATTGCTCAAATTGTAAATAGAGTATCTTCAACAGAAATAGAAATTATATTTTTAAATAGTAATATTTTTACTGTAGGTGAGTTAGTAACTTTTGAGGAATCTAATATTACTACTTCTTTACAAGCATTAACTTTAGGTAATAATTTAAATATTACAAATAATTATTCTTTAGATAGTGGTAATAGAGAGCAATATTGTGATTATTCTAGATTAGTTAGGATAGGAAATAGTCCTGCACCATCTAAAAAATTATTAATAATTTATGATTCGTATAAAGTACCAACTAATGATACTGGAGATATTTTTACTGTAAATTCATATGGTAAAGATAGATATTCTAATGATATTCCAATATTAGCAAATGGATTAAGAGCATCAGATACTATTGACTTTAGACCTAGAGTTCCTGAATTTACTGATACTGATAAATCACCATTTGCATTTACAAGTAGAAATTTTGTAAGTGGAAATGGAACTACTTCAACTTTAGTTGTATCAACGGAAGAATCTTCTGAAATTGGTTATAGTTATTATTTACCAAGGATCGACAAAGTAATTCTTACTACAGGGAAAGATTTTGAAGGTAAATATTCTTTAATAAAAGGTGTTTCTTCATTAAATCCTAAGGAACCAGTATTGATTGATGATGCAATGCATC